AGTTGCATGAATAGCTTTCATGAACGTCTCAGTATTGGCGATAAAGTTTCTAGCTGTATCGGCGTTTAATGCTCTAAAAAATGCTTCTGTAGGCTGCTTTGGATTTTTATGGACAACAAAGAGTGTGTTGCCTTGGCGCATGATAATAGCTCCCGCTTCGTGCGTTTCCGCTACGAGGGAGGCCTTCACTTGCTCAGGTGTGTATGGTGAACCAGTGTCTTGGGCAGCGATGGAGATAATCTCATCGTTGTCTAATTCCTGGTGTTTAGAGTCTACTACTGTTGACATTTATACCTTGGGTCCAAAAATCATTAGGCCTATATTCTAAGCTGTCTAGCTTTATAGAGCTGTGTTCTATTTTTATCAAATTGTCTATAGGCCTATTCAGACCCAAAGTTTTATTTTGCTGCTACTTCTTTTGCCTTAGCTGCCATGTGCGCTTTGAATGCTGCATCCAATTGTGGGCTTACTTCTTGAGGCTTGTGGTTTGCCATAATAGCATCCGCCACAGCTTTGTCGTTCAAGAACTTCATAGTTTGTTGTCCGTGCATATTATGTTCCTTAAAAAATATCTATCTATATCTACTAATGCATATAAAACAAGTGTTTCGCCCTAATTTGTAGAGCCATTTACTGTTGTTATAAAGGTTTTTACCCAATCCTGCCATGTTTCAAAATTGGCTGGGTCGGATATGGCATAGTTATTAAATGTGGTCAAAGCCATCAAACTATACGCTGTTTGTTGCCAATTTAATTCATCCGAATAAACAATCGGTTCCTCACCATAATAGTGAATAATGTTGCCGTTCCAGTCTTCCCAACTGCTATAGTCTGGCAAAAAAGGAATTTGTTGACTAATCGTCATGGACGCTCATCACCCAATTCAGCAGTAATCAATATACGACCCATTTCAAAATCGCCGTCAAGGTCATTAGACTCAAACTGGAGTCTCATTTCCCTATGTTCTACACGAAGGTCAATCTTGCCTGTGTCTGGCGTAAATGTATAAGGTCCACTATTTTCCACGGCCCCCCTGGCAAATTTACGTCCCAGGATAGTCATGGTCATATCACCATTTTGTAAGAAATCTGGCTCAACACGACGTAAGTGCATACGCCTATTAACCCCAGATGGTGTATCTTGTGAGGGGTCTCCACCAACCCAACTAATGTCGCAAGTTGTGATGGAAGATGGTACCGCAAAAACACCGATGTCGGTAATTTCATTCTTACCAAACTCTTGTTGCCATACTGTATAACCAACATTTGCCACATATACAGTTGAACCAACATCTGGGTACGGTGTAAAGTCTTGAGTACATGTTACTAAAGTTACACCGTTTGGCAATGTAGCCGTTGTAAATATGAACTCTGCCGTTTCTATTGTGTAAGTTGTATCTTGTGGCACAGTAGAAAAAGAAATATTATCACCAGGGCTAAACGTTGGTGTTACATCACCACTAATATAGAATTGGTTTGCAGCAGGTGCTGTAAGTCCAGATGGGGTATCAATAGTATTAAATGGCTGACTATAGACAGCAGAGTAATCCCAACCACACCAAATTGGCGATGGGAAAATTTCTGTTGTATAACCACAAGAACGTCTTGCGCCTTCTGCGCTACCTGCGTCATACCAAATCTTATCTTTGGTATTATAGATGATAGCATCTGAACACTCAGTGTTAGTGCTCCTAGGATAAAAGAACCAAATCTCATTATATCTAGGCACTTTTGTTGCCCAAACTTTTTGGCGCTGTTCATAGTTAATGTTGTCAAATAGCCAGTTTACGTTCTTATCATTAGGCACAACGTTAACAGAACCGTTATATGCGTAGAAACGGTCAACACCCATCCAGTAAAATACTCCATCCATTTCAACGACGGAGTTAGATGACATAATAGAGATTTGGCTAGAAAGGATATCGTAACGCCAGTAATTATCTACTTGGCCAGTAAAAGATACACGAATCAATGAGTCTGTAGCCCAAAACAATCCAGACGGTGAATTTGTACCGCCTCGAACTGGCATCCCTTTAACAATCTTAGAAGATGACATGTTAACACGGTTAGCCAGAGGGCCATTCCAATCAAATGGGGATTGGTTGGTATATGTTGCATCCACGTTGTTATTTGCAATAAACCCGTTTGAGCCATATACAAATATGAATGGATACAATACACAAACACCGCCGTCTACAGCAATTGGTTCATTGGTTGGCGTTGAGCCTGCAGTATCAGCCAAACCAACAAATGACCATGTTTGACCAGCGCCAGGTAACACATCACCAATTAAAACTTGCGTTTCAATGCCGTTGTCAATATTGCCTAAATTTTCACCTGGGTGAGCTAATACTTTTAATGCTCCACCTTGAGGGTCATACTGTAAATCAAACTGCCACAATGTATTAGGGCTCTGATTAAAAGAACCATAAGCCAACCAAACATTTGTAGGGGTAGTTGATAAAGTTGCCGGTGTAAAAGTAACAACAGTATTAGTAGTGTACGTAGCAGTTGCTACAGTATATACTTGCGAACCTGGTGTTTGGTCAAATATAACTTGAGTACCCGGGGTATAAACAGCCGTTTGATTTCCAGCTACAGTAAAAGAACTTGAAGTATGAGCTATTACTGTTTGAACACCATATCCATTTGTAATGGTGGCTAAATAAGGACCAGAACCAACACCCAAGTTAGTGCTGGAAGTAAACACGTCTAATGTGTTTTGTGTACCAATGAACATGTAGTTAACACCGTCATACGGGTTAGTAATCATGCCCCTTGGAATACCATTAGGCTCACGGAACATTTGACGATAACCACCCATCTTTTTAGGCACACCACGTTGGAAACGGCACCAGGTGCCGTCACTAAACTCTCGTGCTTCAAAGGTTGTACCGTCTCGTTTAATTCCTGCGGTAACACCCAGTGTGTAAATTAGACTGTTTTGGTCAGCCATTAGAATGTTCCACCACCAATAAGTGCTGCATTAAATGTCGCTGGAGTTGACACTTGTAAATCGCTTGTATTTGTGGCGTCAACAACAAACATCTCTGTCGCGTTAGCAGAGAGACCTAAAATATGGTTAGTCTTTAAGTACATACCAGTTGTTAAGTCAGAGTTGAAAGAGAACGATGGTGCTGATGCTGAACCGTTACTTGCAAAATAATAACCGGTTGATGATTGTGTTAAGATGTATAAGTTAGTGCCGTCTGTCAAAACAACAGCTGTCACGCCCGCTGCAAACACAACAGGAGGTTGTGAGCTACCAGACACTTGGAAAGTGATATTATACGCGCTGGTGCTTGTATTATTTGACAGCACATAAATCTGAGTAATAGCTGGCAAAACAACATTTAGTGTGGTTGTTCTTGTGCCTGCCAATGCCACATAGGTTTGAATAATTGGAGCGTTACCAACTAGGTTTAATGTGTTACCAACGATACTGTCCACATCGTATGTTGCTGATGAGAATGACGCGTTTGTCGGTTGTAAGTATCCAACAGTGTAATATGCACCACCACTGTAGTCAAAAACAATAATGCCTGAATCACCAGGATTAAGTGTCAATGTAGGGCTGTCATTGATTGTAGATGGAGACTGTGGAACAACGTTTAACGTGCCGCTACCACCGTTACGAACCATGATGTACCAGCCAGCTGAGATAGAAGTTACTGCAGGTAATGGTAATGTATCTTGACCGCCAGTCCAAACATAAGTAATCGCACGGCTTGCATCATTTAATGTTGGAACAGCAGAGGCTGTAATAACAGTGTTTGATGTAGCTAATTTTCCGGCTAAAGCTGTTAAACCGTTACCTGCTAATTCAAAAGCATTAACTGCCGATGTTCCTGCACCATAACCAAAACTATTCCAAGTTCCGTCTACAGTTGAATTGTCAACTAAATAGAAGTACTCCGCCTGACCTGGAGTCAATACTAAAGACTGGTCACCAGATGAATCAGTAATAGTAAAATCAAATTCACCCTTGTTAACAAACAAGATGTCTGTGCCTACAGAACCCATACCACCTGGAGGTAATGCAATATCCAAACCCTCACCTGTTGCTACGCAATTCATAATGCGTGATACGGGAACGTAATCAGAATTAGGTGGAATGTATGATGGCCAAGCTAATGTAACATTAGAACTAAATTCTAACGGTGTAAAACTAACGTCGGTTGGCTGAACTATGTCACCAGTAAAGGGTGATGTGTATGTATTTGTTGTCATTATTGTGGTTCCATTACTGATGTGTTGCGGTCAACAGTTCTTGTCTTATCTTCGCCCTTAATTGCAGCAATAGCGTCGTTATAGTACTGTTTCCATACTGGCAATTTATCAAGAGCTTTTAAGTAACCTTGTGCTTGTAACAAAGTACCAAATAAAAGGGCTTGAGGAATTTCTCGGGTCAATAGATTTTCTTGATTTGCTGCACTTAGCGGTTGAACTAAACCGTAGTAAGTCAACTCAATAGTAGTATCCGCAGTTGGTGCAGGGGCCAACATAAAGTTATCATAATCGTACTCAGCATAATACAAAACTGTGCCAGAAGAACCTTCTGCAGTATATTGTGCCAAATAGTCTTGTGAACGTTTTAAAATTGGCTGACCGTCAGCCTTCATAGAAATTGTCTTTTTCCACAAAGCTGGTTTTTGTAAAATATATTGACCGGCGTTAATAGTTACTTCTACAACAGTTAGCTGTTGTAATGTTTTAATTTCTGCCGCTAATGACTGCTCTGCCAAATAAATTAAAGATGGAATTTGTGCTACAAATTGAGCGTCTGTACGCTCCATGTAGTTAATTACATCGGCTACAAGGCTGTCATAGGTCATCACTGGTACTGTAGTTGGCATGATTACCTTGTGTAATAAGAGATATTAGGTTGGAAATAAATTGGTGCGTTATCTTCTTCACCATTACCAGCGTCAACTAATGCAGACGCAGCCTGACCTTCAAGATATTGAATTCTTGCAAATTCTACGTTAGGTAACTGTAATGACAACTTGTGAGACAACATTGATTGAATTGCGTTTAACCAACGATTTGGAACATACAATTCATTTGTCAATGAGCCCACGTCTTGTAATTGACGCTCAATAACAATTTGGAAACACTGAAAGTTGTCTTGTGGAATAGGCCACAAGTACATGCTTTGTTCTACGCCTTTGTTGTACCAGTACTGCAATGAACGCTGTGATTGGAATTGCTTATTAGGCAACGCATAATATGTGTCGCGGTTCAATGGAGCCAATGGAATGTCTTGCTGTACGTATGATGGCTGTATAGCACGTAGTGACACAGTTGTAGCAACAGTCTCACGCAAACGGTAGTACAAGAAACCCGGTGTTAAATCTAACTGGAAATAGTACCACTCTTTATCAGCCAAAGTTACTTCTTTAACTGTTTGGGCTTCTGTCCAGGTTGTACCGTCATTACTTGTCTCTAATACAAAATTATATGTTGCAGAACCACCAGGAGCGTAAGCATTAAAACCAATTTGAGTAACAATTTGTGATTGCTGATAACCCCAGCCAAAATAGTTTTTAAGTGCTGTAGTTGTAGCATGTAAACTCAAATCTGTGTTATTAAACAAATTGTAGGCATCTGGGTTGTCAACTGGCAGAGCCTCAGATACAGAAGGAGTCTGTAAGTAACGCCAGTTAGCCTCCAAAATCTTTACCGTTCCAGCTGGCAACGGTAAAATTGTTTGGGCTTGCTGGGCACCTAAAAGAACAGCCTCAATCGCCCACAAGTCGATGCCCTTGTTAGACATAGACTGTAGAATGTAAAACAACGCCTGCTTTGCGGCGTTGATGTACTCAGGAGTTTGTTCTTCCGCAGATTTACCAGCCTCACGGAAAGCATACTCTATTAACTGAGCTACATTTATTTTAGTTTGGTTTACTGTGCCAGAATAGGCCATTATTATCTTCCTCGGCCTGCTGCTTTCTTAGGCACTTTATTAGGTAAATTCTTAGATGCTGGGCCCGCTTTTACAAACTCTTTACCAACCTTTTTAGGAATGCCAAGTGTTGATTTGCCGGCCGCAGCAGCGTACATAGCGCCTTGTTGTGCTTTTGATTTGATAGGCATTACTTTACCTTCTTTCCTGATTTATAACCAACTCGTGGCATTGGAGAACGACCTGGTTGATATTTTCTACCTTGCGCCGCAACACCCATAGGACCAGATGCTTGACCAACGCCCATGGAGCCAACACCGTGGCCAACACCCAGCGGCACTTCGCCGCCGGCTTGCATTTTTACCATCGGCTTAAAGTCTTTCATTAGCACTTACCGCCGCGTTTTTTGCCAGCTGCTGATGGTGCATTTGCAGTATTAGCAATATCTCTTTCAGCATCAGTAATAGCGCCTTGGCCTTTTAAGAAGTTAGCTGCTTTTTGTGCGCCTCTTTCTAATGCACCAACTAAGCCTGGCTGTTTAGCAACTTGGCTTAAATTCTTTTTAGCTGCTTCGTTTTGGGCCGCTGTACCCATGATTTTTTCAGTTAGGCTGCCATCAGCCATTTTCTTAACTGATTTACCACCACAATACTTTTTAACTGTGCCAGTTTCTTTTTTAGCACGACCACCTTTTTTCAACTTAGACAAATCTGTCTTTTCTTCGTGTTGTTGTTTGTCGTGGATTGAGAAGGCTTTTTTAACAATCTTCTTGTCTTGTTTAACATCTTCTGCCATCTCTTTTGATTCAGAGTGCTCTTTACGAGACTTGTAACCTACTTGACCGCCTTCTTTAAAGCAAGCGATTTTCTTTTGTTGTTTGAAGCCTTCCATGGTATTTCCTCGAGGTTAAATGATTGATGGGATTGTGCACATCCCTAATACTACTTATGCATAAAAAAAGGGCTTTAAGCCCCTTGGAGAAACACTTTACGTTCCTGTTTTCGCCGCTTGGTAAGCACTTCCGGCTTGTTCCAAGAGAGCATGGCGTCGGCTGCTTTTTTATAGTTCTGTTTGGCTGTGTGCCTTAACACATCTGAACTTGCAAACTTGTCTGACCCTATGTTGTAACAGAAGCTCATCAGAGCGTCAAATTGGTGTTGGGTAAGGGGTGAGCTTACCTTAGACTCAATTGTGCGCTCACAGGGCTCCATATCGCGTTCTAAGAGCTTGTGTGCCTGTTTGGTTGACAGTGTGGTGTAGTATAGCTTTTCCTCATTGGGCTTAATGAGGTGCCCTACACCAATCGTCATATTGCCATACCCGTCGTCATAGGCGGTATGTCTTAGCCCCTCAAACTGCTTAATCAGGTAGATAGTGGACTGTTTTATACCCACATCTGCCTTCTTAGGCATCTGATAATATGTAGCTAAGTACATGATTATTATAGCAAAAGCGTAAATTGTCCAGAATATTAGTCGTCTTTTCATACAACTACTAATGCAAACTATGACAAAAATAACGCTCTTTCGTCATTTCGGCGATTTACCAAGCCTTTTAATACCTTACCACCTGCCTTAGTCCAGTCCAAAAATGCCTCTGCTGCACCCTCAAAGTCTTGGCGGTTAACCTTCATCCTAATGGTTGAGCGTTGTAGATTGCCTAGCCCCACATTGAATGAGAAGCTAACGAGCGCATCAAACTGTCCTTGAGTAAGAGGACCAGGGCAAAGTCTAGCCACACCAGATTCAAAGCGAGCAAGGTCTTTTTTAAGTATCTCATCTACTTCCTCCATGGAAATCTGTCTGTCCCAACCCGCTGGAATGGGCAGACCCCTTCTTTCTTCTAGCTTTAAACGACCGTGGTTAGGGTCAATAACGTGGCCCACACCAATTGTCCACAAGAGTGCTGGACATTGGTAGGGCTTCTGCCTGACACCCTCATGGTGTTTAATCATGTTGATGCACTTTTGGCTGACGTTCATTTCTTAAATGCCTGACCGCCGAAATAGAAAGCAATAATAGAAGCAAAAATCTGTTGGCTGTCGTCATCCCATAACTGGTTCAATGCAGAGTCAAATGCTACACCAGTCTTAATAGCGTAGTAAAAACCAAATATATCGACGAAAGCGAGAAGAGCAAACATACCGTAAGTAATACCAGGTCGCACCATTGCTCTAGCATTGATAACCCACTGTGAGGCTCCCTTAGCGCTTTCAGTATCGTGCTGAAGCAATGCCATATGTGTTTGAGCGTCTGCATTGATTTGTACCTGTTCTGTGCGGATTTCTTCTACCTTAGCTTGTGCTGCATAACCAGCCGCCATCATAGCCATCTCACGCTCATTCTGCATCTGAGCTAATTTGAGCTCGTGCTTCTTGTCTGATGAGTCTTGGAGGGCATCAAATATCTTTGGCACACCGCCCATTAAGAAAGAGATTACAGTTGAGATAATTGTCATCATGGTGTTAGTTTCCTAGGCGGTTAGTTGTTGCTTTTTTGATTGCGTTGAGTTGTGCGTTCATGGAGTCATTCAAAGCCTTCAACTCCACTTCTTGGGCACGAGCCAAAGAACGCACCTCTTTTTGGGTGCTTTCTGCCACAGTCTTGGCTTCTCTGGCATTGAGGAGTGCGTCAGATGAACGCTCCTGCAATTTGATAATAGCCTCTTGTTGGGCGGCTACTTT